CATCCAGGTCGGTCTTTAATGCAATCTGTCCTGCATTCCCCGGTATGAAATTCCCCTCTATGGTAATCTCCCCGGCATCTCTCAATCCTTGCAGGAATTCCCGATAAGCATCCGCAGAATCATGGCTGGTGGCATCGATTGTGTCTGCCGATATACTCGGCCCACTAATACCGGTGAGTTCCGCTATTGCTGCCGCCCCTTTCATTAAAGTTGTTCCAAATGCTGACTTTGCTTCTGTCATTTTTTACCTCCTCATTTTTAATAAAAAAGGGAGCCTTTAAGCTCCCTGTAGTATGGTTATAAACTGCTATTCCTTGTGCCAGATTAGATAATCAGCCGCTACATGGAATAGCTGTGTGTTATCTTCGTATATGTCGCTTTCGTTTATGCAAAAGCATGATCCTACTTCCACTCCACCAGCTCCACCCATTGTACCGCTGAAAGCCTCTATTGCTGCCCGTATCGCTTCCGCTATCTGTTTTGCCACATAATAAGTCGTGGCGAAGCAAGAGAATTGAAATCTTGGCCGTGCTAACTCTGAAGCCCCATCATGGGAATATTCCCGCGGTCCTGAAGCCTTGAGAAATACTACGTATGGTTTTATTACATCTTGTGGAGCCTTGACATAGTAAAGCCTTTCCCCGATTAAATCGGTAACTCCACTATCTGCCAACAATTCCTTCTTGATTGCTTGTTCTATCTGCATCTTACACGGCCCTCTCTATCAGCTTTTTGGCTCCATCCTTGATATTATCAATAACCTTTCCCCCATGAGAATCCACAGCCGGACGGAAAAACGGTCTCGCTGACATCTTTGATGTCCCAAACTCTACTAAATGGGCATGAGGAGCTATCTTCCTATCCACTGCCGCTATTGCTACTGTGGGAAATCTGCTCTTTTCATCCAACAACTTGGCACGTAGCGATCGCTTCAAGTTTCCTGTTGGGCCAAGCGGCGCTCTGTCTCTCGCATCCTCAGCGATTATCTCTGCCTGCTTTAGTAGGGTTTTACCCATCACTTTGCCTTTCAGGGAATTCGACACTTTGTCTAAGGCTTTGACTGTCTCTAGGACTCCTCCAATCTTGAAAGTTAAATCGCCCATTAGTCCAGAGCCTCCTTGTATAAGATATGCAATTCCCGTTTCTTCTCAAAGGGCTGAACTATGGAGATAATCTTGAATATCCGGTCGCCATACTTCACCCGCATAGTCGGTAGCACTCCGCTTCGATAGCGAATCCGCATAAGTCCCTCGACTTCGCTGTTGGCCTGCTTCGCCTCGAAGTAGCGTTTACCTAAGTTCGGTTCGATGCTTCCCCAGACAGTAACCCAGTCGCTCCATGATTCCACCCATTCATCAAAGTCGTTCTTGGTCTTGCTCGGGATTTGTATTGTTAGCCTATGTCGCAAAAGTCCCGCTCTCATTAAAAGCACCTATCCTGCCATAGTAGAGCCTCAACGCTAAATGGTATCTCCTTGGGGATAGCGCCAGAAGTTGCTACGGCCTCTCTGTTTTCATACCAATGAGATATAAGTAATAACATTGCCTGCTTTACCTTTTTAGGCACAGCGGTAGCGACACCATAACCGGCAATGAATTCCACGCACACCCCATTGGCTGGCCTTAAAGTAGTTGACGGCCACAAGCATCCAGTATTCAATACTACCCAGCCAGGCTCGCTTTTGGTATCGACAAAGTAATTACTAGGATTGAATGGTGCCTCGGTATCATTTATGTCATAGTATTTGACCGATACGCCTATTGCTTGCAGCGGTGGCAGAGGAATCTTAATAAAATTCTGAATTGGAAAGGCATCCAGCCATAGTTCCCAGGTTTGCGAAATATAACTTCGGTTCTGAAAGTTCTCACAGTATTGACGTGCAGCAGTGATAAACGAATTTAGTAAATCATCCTCCACCGATGTCGAAGCGCTCTTTACCATACTTACCGCAAACTCGCAGGCTGCCACTGCTACTGTAGCCACTACCCTCAGATAATGCCTTGTCCCGGTATATTCCTTTTCTTGAATGGCATTATCGTTTGCTTCCGTTACCTGAGTGAAAGCACCATCGGTCACATCTGTCCAAATTGTCCCGTTATCGCTATCCTGCAATTTCACATCCACTTTCCCACCAGCGCCACAGGCGCCAGCATCCAGATTGACTAAAACGGAATAACCCAACACATCAATCTTTGACCCTTCCAGTGAATAATCTGCCGCAATATCATGGCTCCCCGGGACAATGCTTTGCTCAGTTGTAATATCCGTGGCAAAGCTAACTGAGTCTATCCGTAAATGAGCCTTTACTTCAGCCAGACTAAGTGGCTCGGTTGTAGGAGCAGTTTTTAGTTTTAACGCCATGGTTTCACCTCTTTGATTCCTGTATATTGTGCCGATTTGCTTCTTGGATATTATGCCGCTCTGCTACCTGTATATTAGACCTTGAAAAATCGGGGATTGACCTGGGCGTTGGTCTCCCAAATCTCATCTTCTTTATAACCTGCCCGATTGCGGATAAAGCACCCGTGCCAGTGAATGTTGCAATTCCATACTTTATTCCAACGATAATGCCTTTCGCCGATAAGGTGCCAATACCAGCAAGTGTAGCCTTGCCGATTAGATTAGTTACCGCTGATGCAGTCAGAGTCCCTATACCTGACAAGGTGGCTTTGGCTGTAAATATCCTTCTACCGATAGCACTTAATGAACCTATGCCAGTAAGGGAGGCTTTACCAATGGCAATAATTACACCCTTGCTTACTAAAGTTCCTACACCAGAAAATGCAACTACACCATACTTTATTCCGCCGACAATGCCTTTCGCCGTTAATGTCCCTATGCCCGATAAAGTAGCCTTACCAACAAATATCCCTCGCCCAATGGCTGCTAGAGTCCCTGTACCTGATAAAGTAGCTTTCCCATAACGCAGGAAACTTCCGATTGCGGATAAAGTCCCTGTCCCCGACAGATTGGCTTTAGCATAATGTAGAAAGCTGCCAATAGCTGCTAGAGTTCCTATACCAGTTAGAGAGGACTTACCGACAAAGACTCCGTGCCCTATGCCAGCAAGCGTTCCTACCCCTGAAAGTGTGGCAGCCCCATAATGAGTTTCCCCTGCTGTTGTCTCACCAGTAACAACATTCCCATACGCTATTCTGTCTGCGTTCTCTGCTAAAGCCTGAACATAGTATTTAGTATTAGAATCAAGCCCAGTTATCTCTAAGTCATATTCACCTTCTCCGAATGAGCCTTCTTCATCTTCTACATCCCAGACTCCAGTATTATCAAACCAGCATTCTGATGTTCCAGCAGAGTTGTAATACCTCATCAAACCCTCAACCGCCGAACTAGTTCTCATGACTGCTCCACTCTTTGCTAAATCCAGATCCAGATAAATGTCGTAAGTCCCAGCATTCCAATCAACATTCTTTATTTCTAGCAGATGCCACTGCCCAACGACAAGATCCTTGCCTGTATCCACGTGATTAGTCCCATCATAATACTGAAGGTTTTCATCTTCCCATACCTCAAAATTGATAAGTTTCGTGCCATTGCCGTGATATAACAAAACCCTTGATGTCTCATCCTTCCTTACCCACATACTCCAGACCTCATCGGTTGCCATTGCACTATGGGAAAAGTCCATACGAGGGTCATTTGTACCATCCCGACACAACCTCGCACTTCTGGTTCCTAAATAATGCTGTGCTGTGCTTATCTCTGCTTTAGAATCACCCGCTACCGAAATTGTCCAATCTATCGCACCGCCAGAATCATCCAACGGGTCTGTATCACTCCCCCACTCAAAGTCGTCAAAGACTTTTGAATAGTGAAATCCCCTTCGGGTAACAGTCGAACCGCCATCACAAACTACATCCCCATTCCCCTGTAAGGAAGTTGAAGTAGGGTCAGAGCAAGCGTCCGTCTCAACTTGTAGGGCTTCCCCGAAGTCGAACTCATACAACTTCAGGTTCTTATCACTTGTATTGCTCTTAATTCGTGCCTTTGTAACGAGTTGACTTGAACCTATAGCCTTTTCTACCCAAGTATTTTTTGTAATAACACCAGACCAGATATTATGCCAAGCAGAACTATAATAGACATCAATATCAAGGTCAGGGTTGTATGACGGTACACCAATCGTATCTCTAGCGTAAATTTGAACCTTATCACATAGAAGCTCAGCAATAGTTAGCTCAAGATAGTGGCCGTAATTTGCATCACTATTATAAGCGGAGGAACCAGTGTCGTCATCATAGGCATCGGACTCACTAGTCCATAACCCATCAGGGTCATTATGTCCAGTTGGTGAAATCCAGGCCATTTTACCTTATTTGCTCTTCCTTTCTAATTTTTAGAAATGCCATCATTTACCCCTTACGCAACCGTAACGTCCAAATCGTCAGCGTTCATCTTGAAAGTGTCGCCGCTATTTACTGCCTTGAAAGCATCCAACCTTGACCACATACACACATTGCCAGCAGTCAAAGCATCCATCAACGCCACATGAGTTACCGTTCCCCAATTGCCTGTTGCCGTGGTAAAGGTAATATCCGCTGCATTGGCACTAACGCCATCAGAAGGAGCTGCTAACCCAACAAGTTCTCTAGCATAAGAACCACCACTTACCTCTTTAGTAATCGTGCCAGCCTTCAATTCGGCATCAAGGGCTGCCAAATCTCCTTCATCTGTGCTTGCAGCACAGAACAAACCCACATAAACTGCCGCTTCACCTGTGATAGCCACATTCCGCATAAAATTGACTATCCTATCCCTCATATAAGTTGATAATTCAGCCATGTCTTACCTCCTGTTTGTTCTTCTCGGTTTCGCTCGTTTTAGCATCGTGTTTTCTGGAGGCTCTATGTTGGTCGTGATGATTCCGTCAATCCATCCGCAGAATAGACAATGCTTTATGCCGTCAACCTCTTCTAGTCCATGCCTACATTTTGGGCAAATTGTCATATCTTTACCTTATGAATAAATAAAGAGTACCTTTCTTGCTGTTCCCGGCCGCGGTGATAGCGATAGTCAACTTACTATGAGCCACGCCTGCCATAGATGCTTCGGCCACATACTCAGTATTTGCATTGTGGCGGTTAGCAAGTGCCCCGAGAGCTACATCTACCGAATCATCATCGTTCACGGCGATGTCATAATCGGCATCCGGAGCCGCTACCCCATCTGGCACAGTGATAGCACCGACCAACTTTCCGCTGTGCGGATAGGTTGTCGTGCCACTGACAGCCCCAGTCGTGTCATCGCTCGTCCAGGCAGCCTTGATTTTCTTGACAGTGGTATGCCTTATTTCCGTAAAAACCATTGCGCTTCCTGCCATATTTACCTCCTGTTATTGAGGGGTAGGATCGCTCCTACCCCTCAATAGATTATTTAGGCCGCTTCCATGTAGGCGCCGTCATCAATAGGAATATAGAAAAGAGTCCACTTGATAGAACCCGCTACGCTACCTGCGCAATCAAGATCAAGAGTCCCCGTTTGCATGATAACGCCGTGAGGTCCCATTGTCTGAACTGCACCCTTATGGGCAACCAATAGGCCATCACCGGGCGTGCCCGTGATAGACAAAAGGTCGCCCACATCACAGGTGTCAATGTCAACCGCAGTGCATAAATCAGCACTGGCAGCAGTGGCAACGGTGGGATTTGCGGTCAATTTAGTAGCGTTGGCTCCGCCGATTGCTACCGTAACCTCACCCACTATTGCGGTCATCAAGACCCTGCCGCCTGCGATATTGTAAATAGCAGCCGCAGTTCCTTGTGGTAAAGTAGCGGTGGCTCGTTCAACCTTCTTCCCGAGAAGAAGTTTCCTTAATGCCTTCCCTGCGATATAGTCGCTCATACTTTTTACCTCCTGAAATTATTTTGGGGGCTTTGGCCCGCCCCCATAGGCTTTTTATCAGTCAATTATGGCTGATGGCGGTGTCGCCTGCTGATAGCGCTCACATAAGTAGTACATGGCTGAAGTTATGTTAGTAGCATCAGATGCACCAGTTATCACCGTGATGCAGTCAAAGCCGTTGGCGATGTCGAGAGTTGACGGGTCAATTTGGAATACGACTACCTTGTGCTTTTGAGCCGCTGAAGTCGTGAAATTGACCGCATCGGTCTGGCGGACCAGAGCATCGGATGCAACACAGTCCTCGTTTGCCCATATTGGCACCGCATTGGTGATTACCTTGCTGCCCGTCGGAGCCACGGCTGATGCCTGCTCAATCGATATTGCCATTGTATTAACGGCTGCTTGAGCGATATGAACAACCACGAACGCCCTATGCACATTTTTCAATGATACATAATCACCTGTGATGCCCGCTCCCGCCTGTGGCTCAATCGCCTCCACTATTTTTGTAACTTCTGGTAAACAAATATCCACTTTTTACCTCCTTGATTTATTTTGGAGTAAAGGGGGATGTTCTCCCCCTTAAACTCAACTCCTGGATTCTAGGACTACGAACGGACTCAGGGAATTGCCGGCACCGCCCTTGTAGGGAGTCAATGCCGAATTCCATATTGGCTGTCCATCCACTCGGTAGACGAAGCGAAATACACTCTCGTCATATTTGAAATTGACATGAATGGATGAGGCGGCCTGTATTCCGCCCTTGTCGGCTAGCACATACTGAGAAAAGTCAGCCAGGATTATATC